CTACAAGGGCTTGGGCTCTCTCCAAGTAATCACCTGTCACACCGATGGCTGCTCCGACATTGGTTGTGTCTTTTAGTTTTGCTCGTCGAACCAGCTTGGCTTGGTCTGCTGGACTATTGTAGCGATGGATAATTCCCAAGCCTCCGTGTGTATCAACAGTAGCAGCCATATCAACTTCAGTCACAGTATCCATTGGGCTGGAAATAATAGGCAGATACAAGGTTGTCTTGTCGTCCAGTTGGTTGCTGGTTGTTAGGACCTTTCTGCTTTCGATGTCTGAATACTGGGGGACCAGCAGGACATCATCAAAACTCATACTAGCCATTGTGTAGTCGCTCCTTCATTAGTTTACTCATCTTGTCCCTCGTTGCTTGGGACACAGCATTCTTAGCACAACCAAGGAAGGAAGCCACTTGGACTGCTTGTTCCTTTGTCGCTATGAATGTTCCGTCAGTGTCGCCATCTTGGTGAGGGCGAAGACCATACTGTTCGATTAGTTTCTGCTTGAGGAAAGTAAACTTCTTTTTTGTTTCTCTCTCGGCATAAACTCCAATCTCGTTGGTGCCTGTCCAATATAGTTGGTCGGTCTTCAGACCTTTACGGCTGGGAGATATTGGGTCTCCGCAGCCGTCTTTCTTGTATCGCAGGTTGTTGTCTTCACAAAACTGCTTGTACTCTTGCTTAGTCATTCGTATCTCCAAATACTTTTTCTATGCCCTCGTCGATTTTGCCTTGGCAGTCAGGGCAGATTAGGGTAACCTTCTTGTCCTCTGGCTTGACGATGACCCGCCAAGTCATAGCCATCTCTCTGCTGTTCTTGTCGAAGGGAGCAGAGCAAATGGAACAGTTATCAGGACGGCGACCGAACATAGACACAGTTTGGACTAGTTTGTCTTGTGCCTGCTTCTTTGTCTTTAGGTCCTTTTTTCTGTTGACTTTCTTAGATAGTTTGCCCATTAGCGATCACCCGTAGACCCAAACCCACCTTCTCCACGAGTAGAGCCATTGTTGAGTGTATCCTCGGTTACTTCTTCGATGCCGCAGTGGACGACTGGAACGAGGACTGCCTGAGCAATCTTGTCTCCCGGCTTGATTACCTGTGTCTCACTACCAATGTTGTGGAGGTTCACATAGATCTCACCGTCATAGCCGGGGTCAACAACACAAGCACCGACAACCAACTGTCGCTTGGAAGCAATACCAGACTTGTTCTTGATTTCCAGCATATATCCTTCTGGAATCTCTGTCTTTAGTCCAGTAGAGATTAGGTTGCTTGTTCGAGCAGACAGCCAGTATTCGCCGTTCTCTTCTAGGCAAGCACCTCGGTTGCCATTGGGACAATAGAACAAATCCATGCCTGCATCGGTTCGGTGTGCCCGTACAGGCAGTTTTGCATTGGCTCTAATCTTATAAAACTTTAGGTTCATTACCACTCCTTTTCAGTTACAATCACACTACCCTGATTATGGACACTCTCAGCATAGCAATAATATTCATACTTGTCAACAACTTTCTGGACAATCTCTTTCATTTTCGCAGAGTTACCAGTCACAATCCTAAACGGCGGCTCGTTGAATACAACAAACTCAATCAACCTGTTCTCTGCTTCTTCGTGCTTTGTGCCGTGTAAATCAATTGTTTTCATAACTCTTTATCAAATAATCTATGTACCACTTGGCTTTTCTCAAATCCTCAATACCATTCTTGTGTTTGTATCTGGTAACATACTTTATGATACTTCCAACACAAAAACCTTCGGCATAACCCAGCCCATCAATAGCATCAATGACTTCCATACTGGAAGCATTGTAGTGGGCTGGGTGATCAACCATTTCCTTTTTCATTCTTTACCTCGGCTAAGTATTGTTCTAGTTTGTCTGGGAAGAATAGTTTTGCTTTTTCTCCCACAAGTTCTACTTCTTTTTTATCAATAGCCATGGCTGCTTTCTCTGGTGTATCAAAGTAGCCAAGAGAAGTCGCTGGTCTTTCTCCCTTTTCCCTATTAGCATTTGGATTGTAGTGACATGCTGCCCAAGGTGCTTTCTTCCTTGTCGGACGAAACATAACATCGCTGCTGGGTGTACCGGGAGTACCTCGATATACTTCGTGTATCCAGTCCAATTGTTTATACTTTGCTATCAGTTCTTTATGGTTCATGCCCACAACTCCTTGTATCGCTGGACTGCTCGTTCCTTGGCTTTGGCTTCTACCATTACATCCACATCCAAGCCGAATGTATCAATCTTCTTGTAGACATAATCAGAGTGAGCCTGTGGTTTGATCTTGGGATCGTTCTGCTCTTCTGGTCGGCTTTCACTGTAGTGAATGACTGGTGTAATGTCGCCCCAAGTCATAGCAGCAGTAATCATAGCTTCCTCTTGGTCTAGACCACCAGTGCAAAACAAATGGTGGTGCTGGTCGTGGACAATAGGAATACCAATCTCCTGATACACACTGTCGTACAGTTCCTTGGTAGAGTAGAGCGAAGCCTTGTCGTCGTTCTCTACGGTGAGCCGAGACTTGACAGCATCAGACAAGCGGTGGAAGTTCTTACAGAAGTTAGCAAGAGCCATAGGCTTGTCGTTGTAGTGAGCACCGACATGAATGTTTAGTTTGTTGTATGGTGTGCGAGACAACCCGAGCATGTCAAAGACCTCGCCGTGAATCTCCAAGTCACGAATAGTGTTCTGGATTACTTCTTCTCGTGGGGAAGTCAACTTGTTGAATGGTCCGGGATGGGATGTCACACGATGCCCGTTGTCTTCAATGTAGTCGCCAGCCTCTTGGAGAGCCAAGCAAATGTCATTGTAGTCTGGTAGGTCAGACAACTTATACTCGGAAGCCCACGGGAACAAGTCAGACGATAAACGAAAGAACTTGAACCCGTGAGCCTCATTCCACTTGAGAATAGTGAGAAGGTCACGGCAGTTTGCCAAAGCAAGTTCGGAAGCATAGCCAATACCTTTCTCGTGAAAGGTTCGCTTTATCATAGACCTGTTAGTAGTAACTCGCTCAGACTTAGGCAGTTCAGACAATTCCATGTTGATACAAGCATAACCGATGTTGTTCACACTATCTCCTCTGTAAAAGTTATGTGTCGATTATAGTGAATAGCAGAATGGAAGTCAAGTATTATTTCCAAAAAAACTGGATACAAACGATAATAATAGCCAAGCCAGTACACACCAATGTCTTTGCTGTAAACATAGACTCGCCTAGAAAATACTGGGTAAGGAATGGGAATGTGATATAGGATATCCCAAAGGCAACATACCTAGCAGTCCAAAGCTCTCCTGTTGCTTCGTAGATATGCTTTGTCCCATACCAGAATGCTAAGGCAATGGGCAGGGAGAATACAAGAGCAGCCATGAATGGTTTGTCTTTCCACCAGTCCCATACCAGTTGTGAGTTGGTCTGGAACCATACAAGGGTCTGCCCTGTTAGAAACAGTAGTGTGCCTAGCAATAATGTTTTACTCATTTCCCTCGCTCCTGTGGGTAAGGCAGATTTGTTTTATCTGGATTGTGTGATTCAAATAACTTATTTAGTATTCTTGTTTCTTTCTTGCTTCGACCTTGCAGGCAGACATACTTGTGCTTGGCTGGTACTTTCCTAGATTCACAGAGGGCTTCATACTCTTTTGCTTTTTCTTTCAGTTTCTTTGATAGACCGGGATATTCTTGGTCCATGACTTTCCAATCAGGCACCCACTTCTTTGCCAGCGGCTTTGATTCTGAATCGGATGCTGGAGTTTTCTTAGCCTTTTCCCAACTGATGAAGCCAAACATTCTTGTTTCATAATCTGGCATGCCAATGGACAGATAGTATTCTTTTGTAAGACTCTTGGCATATTTCATATAAGCAGACTTCTTTCTGAACTCTCGCCCACTGAACCAGCCTCTCTCTGGCTTTCGGGGATCAAGGAATTGCTCATTGGTGCCACTAGATTGCCCAAGGTAAATAAAGTTGCATGCTTGATAGATTGTCCCCAACTCCTTCGCTTCTGGATCAGAATAGGCCGTGAAGTATCTGTACTGAGTATTTTGGCACATCCATTGGATTGATGACTTTATTAGCCACGAACCTAGATTCTTTGGTCCCCAAGAAATGCATGCACCTCTGGATATCAGCCTTTCTTTGTCTTGGTTTTCTTTTCCCAGAATGTTAGAAAATGCATTTGGGATTGCCATAATGATGACACCTGCCAGAGTTCCATTCTTCTTTAGCCTCGCTGTAAAAATATGAGTGGGGCGGTTGGGTAATTTTGCCAACCATTCATGCCGCTCAATAAAAGCCTTTACTTCTTTGAAAACTTCAGGATACCTTGCTACTCTTTCATTGTGCTCGGCACTTACCTTTTCCTGCTTTCTAGCAAAGGCATTGTACATTTCATCACAACCTTGCGGCTGTGGTAATAAGTAATTCAATTTTATGAAAGGAGCCTCTTTTGTAAATGCTTCAAACACAAAGTCACTTGTTCGTAACATTTGTGCTTCTTCTTCTGTTAGGTCGGCAGCAGCCAAGTCTTCATCCCGATTGACTTCGGAGATGTAGGCTTGCCAGCACTTGTCGCCTTGATAGTCTTTGAATCTATCTTGTGGATTCACTAGAGCACCTTGAAGTTATGGTAGATAGAACGAGTCGAGAATCCCCACTGCTCGTTGTATTGTAGTTTGGCAATGTAAGGTCGGTTGAGTTGAATGCGATCCTTATCCAAGTTCACACCCCAGCAGCGAATAGTTGTGATAACATTATTATCATCAATACCCTCGACCACATAGTAAGGCTTGTCATTCTTTGTTCGCTTGATGATCACCTTGCGAGGAATAAACCAAACCAGCCCAAGCTCAGGGTCATACTCAGAGATAGCAGGAACCCCATGTTCGGCTAGTTGTGTCAAGGTCTCGTCCTTTACGACCAAGTTAATTGGGAACATACCAGTCAGGTCAGTCAGGTACTGGATCCTCTCCTCGGTTGTGAAGTCCCCTTCCTCTGCGAACATTTCAATGTTAGCCAGCAGGTCTTTCTCTTTCCTTGGTCGCTCGACTGCAACAGCAGACCAGAAGTGCTTTGCTCCAGTAAACCTGTCGTCTTGCAAAGTCTTGAGAGCACCTGACCTACAAAGAACATCGAGGGCTTTCTTGTTCAGTTTTGAGTATACAACTTCCTCGTGGAACAAGAACTCCTCAACCGTATTGAATGGTCGATGGTCCAAGATCTGGTCCATTGCTGAATCACCCAAGCCTTTGATAGAAGTAAGCGGCTGAATCAATGTCTTGCCGTCTTCACTGATTTCCCAGACCTTACCAGAGGTATTCACATTCAGAGGCTCAATCTTGAACCCCATTGACTTAGCAATACCAATAGCCTTTTCTTTTCTGCTATCGGGCTCTTTGTCAAGGAAAGCAGCCATCCATTCTGCTGGGTAGTAGTTGAGCAACCAAGCACACTGGAACGACAAGATAGAGTACGATACAGCATGAGACTTGTTGAAACCATAACCAGAGAAGTATTCGAAGGTGCTCCACAAACCATTGGCTTGCTCTTCAGTCATCTTTTTGTTGACACAACCCTTCACAAACTTCTTGCGGATTTGTTCTTTGTGCTCCGCACCTTTACCTGTACCCTTCTTGGTCAGCAACTTACGAAGCAAGTTCCCTTCGTCAAGGCTGATATCCTCTCCCAACTGGTGAGCCAAGGAAGCAATCTGCTCTTGGAAGATAAGGAAGCCATAGGTTTCCTTTGTTACATCTTTCACTTGCTTGTTTGCATAAAAGATATCTCGTGGGTTTTCCTTAGCCTTCACATACTTCTTATCTACATTGGCTCCCAATGGACCCGGACGATAGATAGAAGTAATAGCCGAGATATCAATGATGTTCTTTGGCTTTGCTTGCTTGCAGAAGTTCTGTGCCCCACTCTCCGTAAACTGGAAGATACCAGCCCACTTGCCTTTGTGAAAGATATTCTTATAGACCTTGGAGTCACTCAGGTTAATTTTATCTGGGTGCAAGTATTCGTCATAGTAATCTCGCACATCTTTGAATGTCGGATTGGGATTGTTGTAGTGTCGCTTTAGGATGTGACGGACTGCTGTCTCAACCATGCGAAGAGAAGCCAGCCCAAGCACATCGAACTTGATGAACCCAAGTGGTTCAAGGTGGCGAACATTCATTCCCTCAGACCAAGGTGTCTGCAAGACCCCACCACTTCGAATGAGTGGCATGTGTTTGTCCAAGTCTTCACCGACCACAACACCACCAGCATGACGGCTAGTGCTGCGGACCTGACCATAGAGAGCCTCAATGTGTGTCTTGATGTGCGGATACTTCTCTAGATAACCCTGAAGACTATCAGAGAACTCCATTAGCTCCTCGAAGGTTGGCACATACACACCGGCTTTAATTCCATGCTTTGCTTTAGCTTTTGGTGTCGCTTCCCCAATCATACGAGAAGTAACAGCATTAGCCTCCGCAAATGGAATGTCATACAGCTTTGAGATGTCTTTGACCAGAGACTTCAGTTGCATTGTGTTGAAGTTAGAGATAGGCACAACAGTTGTGTCCCCCCACTTCTCTTGCATAATCTCTTTGAGTTCCATTGGATTGGACACATCATAATCAATATCAGGATAGTCTGTAGCATCCTTACGAAGGAAACGAGCGAACTGAAGACCGTATTTGATTGGGTCAACCTGTGTAATCCCCAAAGCATAAGCCACGAGGGAACCAGCAGCGGAACCACGACCCGGACCAGCCAGTTGGTTTTCCGTTGCTGTATCTGCGATGGCTTTCATTGTAAGAAAGTATTTACTAAATCCTCGGTCAGAAATGACAGAGAGTTCTTCCTCTAGTCTCTCACGGTACACAGAGTTGTCTAACAGCCCAAGTTTCTTCAGGCTTTCTAGGCTGATTGTTTCTAATGCAGCATCAGCCGTGTATCCGTCAGGAACAACGAAGGAAGGAAGTCTCACCTCGTTATCCGGCATAAAATCCTCAATGCGATTGAAAGCGATGTTGTGGGTTTCCGTGATGGAATCCATAATCAAATCGTCATCATAGGTTTCGTTATTCATTTCTGAATAGTGTTTATAACTCTCCCACATCTGGTCGCCGTTCTTTGGGTAGAGTTCATAGCCTACTTCGGCTACACTCTCAGGCAGTTCATTAGACAACCAGTCTGGCTTACCCTTACCCAAGAAGCCCAGTCGCTTGTAGAGTTCTCGGTCTTTCCAAGCCTCTTGACTTGGGTAGTGGCTGTCTGCTGTGGAGATTAGTTTGATACCAAACTCTTTGTGCATCTGGATAACCAGCTTGTTAATTAGATGCTGCTTATTATCTGTGTGCCATTGGAGTTCGCCATACCAGCGGTCGCCAAAGATATCCATCATGTTTCTGGTAGTGTCTCGGAATGCTTCCAAACAACCTTCCATGTCAGTAATCTCTTGCTTCTCTCCGTCCCAGAACTTCCAGAAGTTAGCAGCATAGACACCGCCCATACAAGCAGACGAAGCAATCACACCTTCGCTGTGCTCTCGTAGAAGTTCGTAGTCCATCCGTGGGTATCGGAAGAAGTATTCGTCCGAGTTAGACTTGGAAATCATTGAGAAGATATTGTTTAGTCCTGTCTGGTTTTGTGCTAGAAGGACAAGGTGAGACCGTTGGTTTAGAATACTCTTAGACCGTTTAGTCTCTGCTTCATTCTCAATAGACATAGAAGTGCTGTCTTTGACTTCGCTAGCTCGCTTCTTGTCTTGCTTTACTCGGTCTCGTTCCTCGTTCCACTTTTCCAACGAGGGGATGAAGTAAGCCTCCACACCGAAGATTGGGCGAAACTGCTTTCCTTCCTTTCGCATCTTTTGAGTATGTAGCACAGTGTAGGGCAACGAGTTGAGATTGCCGTGGTCCGTGATAGCCATAGCCTCCATACCATTGTTATAGCAGAAGTCTAAGTGAGCCTCTGGATACCCCAAGGCATCAAAGGGCGAACCTACAACTGTGTGTGAGTGTAAGTTTGTAAATGGTATGCTACTCTGTGTTCTCTCCGTCATTTTCTTCCTCTCCTATCCTATTGAATGTTCTTCCTTCTAGCAATGTATTCTGCCTATAAATCCTGTGGTCAGACCCCAAGTAGGCTCGCAAGCCTTCCCAACTATCAATGTTGTAATAGTCGTGAATGCGAACGATCTTTGCCCCAGTAGTATCGCCTATTCCGAATACATTGTCAAGAGAAAAAAATCGTGCGGAGTATCTTTCTTCTATCGGCAACTTCTCTGATGGCAACTCGCCTTCTTCGGCTTTGTAGTATCCGCCTGTCGCTGTCTGCCGTAGGTGTCGTCGATATTCCTTGAACTCCTCTGGTGTAAAGCAGAAGCCGAGGTAATGATTGTCTTTGACTGTTTGTCCGTTCCAACTGAGAAAGAAGCCTTCGTCGCTTGAGATTGCTTTTCTATGCTCTCGCAAGAACTTGATGTCGTAGACACCGTAGGGAAAAGCAATGTAGAACTTGTCTGGCAAAGTCCACTTGCTTATGTTCTTGCTGATGTAGTGTGCTGTGTTGGCTCCGTAAAGAACAGACCAAGCAAGGCAGTCCCGTCGCTCTCTGTCTCGTGGATGGATTGGGACATAGTAGATTGGGATTTGTCTTTTGTTGTCTGCTAGGTTGCCCCTATCAAACTCACGGTGGATGTAGACTGGATCTTGTACGAAGTCTCCTAGCCTTTTCTTGATGAGCGGCTGCATGTCATCATGACACACAAGCCATATGGTTTCGCAGCCAGCATAAGCACATTCTAGAACTGCTCGTTCAACTGCTAGGTAATCAGGTCCGATTGGCTGCAAGCAATCGTGCCAAGGGAAATTAAAGTCTAAGGGTTGCCCTGCTACTGGGATAACTCCTGCTAAATGTTTTACAGACATGAAAGGTATCGTTCGCCTCTATCACAAAGTATTGTTACAACTATTCCATCTGGATTGTTTTCTTCAATCCATCTTTCAGATGCTAACACATTTGCTCCCGAACTTATACCCACGAGTAATCCTCTTGCATGAAGTTGCTTCATTCTTTTGATAGCATCATTAGTCTTGACTAATAATACCTCATCTACCTTATCCAAGTCAACTAAAAACTTTGAGCCATCGCCGATTCCTTGGATGCCGTGCAACCCCGGCTCACCTCCGCTCATAACTGGAGACTCTGCTGGTTCGATGGCAAGGACTTTGACATCTGGGTACTCTTCCTTTAGTCTGTCGCTTACACCCATAAGTGTTCCGCCTGTGCCTGTTCCATCAAGGAAGGCCGCTATCTTCAAGCCTTTTGTTTGTTCTAAGATCTCAACACCAGTTGTTTCAAAGTGACAACCGATGTTGTCTAGGTTGTGAAACTGATTGAAGTTGAAGTACCCCGGCTCTTGACAGATCTTATCTCGCATTGCGATTGCTCCATCAAAGTCGCCAGCATCCACCTCGATCACCTCGGCACCAAACAATCTCATCATCTGCTTTCGTTCTTCGCTCATGTTACAAGGCATGACAATCATTACCCTGTAGCCCATATTGGCTCCAAACATAGCAGCAGCAATCCCTGTGTTTCCGCTGGTTGCCTCTACGATGGTGTCTCCCGGCTGGAGTTCTCCTCGTTCTTCTGCTTTCTTGAGAATGTAATACCCAATCCTGTCTTTGATACTGCCGCTTGGGTTGTATGTTTCAAACTTAGCATACAGCTTCTCTCCAAGTTTTATAAGAGGAGTATTCCCCACTAAAATACCAAGATCCAACTTTATTGTCCTCCCATCATAGACGATCCACCTTCGGCTCCGCCGCCCATGCTTTCCATCATTTTCTCTAACATTTTCATTATAATCATCATCAAGATCATCTTCATGAGCTTTTCAATACTCATTTCGCCTTGACCCATCTGACCCATTTCTGAACCACCACCAACCTGCATGCTCTGTTCTGAACTCATGTTCTGGTAGCAATTCACTTCGTTTGTAATACTGATGTTTGATGAGTTTGAGTTTCCACCTGCTTCTGGTGTTCCTCCCATCTCAACACCCTTATTGTTTTCACTTCCTACTGCTGCTCCACCATCTGCTGGTGTTGCTCTCTGTGTAGACACTGGGGCTGCGGCTGCACCACCGCTCCCACCAGAACCTACGGCTCCTGCACTTGACATAGATTTTCCTCCCTTCCTTACCATGTTCGTAAAAGACTCCCGTTTGAAATTCTTCTACTGAACCGATATAAGTAACTATCTTCAGAAAGGACATTATTCTCTTTTAGAAACTTATCTACTATGTCTTGTTCGCTATTGCTTGTCTTAATTGCTCGTATTTCTCTATGGTTATGATCTAATTTTATTGGTGCATATTTGTATTTTTCTGGTGATCTAGGGTAAGTTGGGTTCTTTCCATTCCTCGGACCTTTGATGCCAAGGTTGGAAAGGGCTCCCTTGACTCGTATTCTTGCCATTGTCTCGGAATAATCAAACCTTTCCAACTCACCCGCTGTTAGATCTGAAATAGCAAGGATGTCAAAGGTTGTCTTGTGTGTGCCAAGTCTTTGCGAGGGATAAAAGAAAATCTCTGAAATAAAGTTTTCTTTGATCTTCACATACTCTAGGTTGTTTTCTCCGCAAGACCGAACATCAATCCAGTCAAATGCTCGGAACCTACTGTATGTGTTTTTTATTTTCTTGACCTCGCCTACTTCGTAGTAGTAGTTGCGGGACTTGGTTTTGATTGTAACCGATTTCTCCTTTTGTCTAATCGTCACATCTTTGGTGCCAAAAGGAAGGCGACCAGCAGCAGACATAATGAAGATCAGCCTGCTCCATAACTCTATCTTTGGTGTGCCGAACTGGACTGGTCCTTCAATCGATTGCATCTCAATCTTGATTGGGTCGTGATTGAATAGATAAACTGGAAAGTCTACTGGTAAGAACTCAAAGGGAGTTGGGGAGATTACTTTATCAAAAACAAATGTGTAGTCGTTTAGGTAGGCATACATCAGGGCAGCAAGGTCGCTGCCTATTACGAGAGTGTCTACTTTGTAGGTGTGAGTTCGTCGCATCTAATGTAGTCGGTCTTTTCGTTGTGCTTGTCTACATTAGCAGAAAATGCTGGCTTTTTATAGATATCTTTCGCATTTTCTGGAATATCTCCTGCTGGCTTAGTCCAGTTGCTGAAAAGGTTTTCGTTCTTGAGTTGCTCAAAAACTTCCTTGTTCTTTTCCAACATCTGCTCATAGTTCTCGTCTCTGTCGATCTTGATTTTGTAATTGATAAAAATAGCATCAGTGTCTTCTGCAAATACAGGAGCAGCAAATAGCATCATAAATACCAAGCTAATGAATCCAACTTTCACTTTTAGTTCCTCGCAATAAAAAAATAAGGCACGGGGAGTGCCTTTTTGCGGTTATAAATAGTTGTGAAAGTTATAAAAGGAAGGTTTTTATTCAGGGTCTTCCATCAATCCTACAATGTGATTTTCCAAGACAATTTCATATTCTGTTCCCAGAACACTAACAGTCTCAACCATTGTAGCATCGACGACTACCTTTGTGCCGTTTGTGGGGTGGTCTTTGCAGTCAGTCGATGTACCCAATACTGTAGCAACAACATACTTGTCCTTTGGTCGATGGTAGCCCTCCGGCAAGAGAACACCAGTGTCGGTCTCCTCCTGCTTTTGGGTCTCGATTAGCAAATGCCTATTCTTTGGATAAAACTTCACATTACCTCCTAGTAGGGAACCTTGGCTACTTTTTCGTACATATCCAGCAGTTGTTCGATGTCCTCATCGTTTTTCAGCATACGATAGGCACGGATAGCAGAAGACATTTCCTCTTTGGTAAGCCAGCCGTTCTGGACATAGCTTTTCTTGAGGTCCTTGCGATGCTCTTGATAAGGCAGCATCTCTGCTTCTACTTCTGCGAGGGCACGAATGAAGTTTCCAATGTACTCTTGCTTTGTTTTATCATCAGTAGTGTTAGACATTATTTCCTCCGTTTGTCTAGTTTACTTGTATATAATAACCATTTTTGTGAGAATGTCAAGTACTTTTTTATGTGATCTCGCATTTTCCGCCAGAACATGCCAACTCGCCTGAGAGGTCGGTGTTGTCTTCTACCTCAACTACCTTAGTCAAATCGATTGCCTCAAGGTTTTCCAACATAGCCTCATAAGTTTCCTTAGAGCAATCGGTAAAGGGAGCCTGCTTGTATGTCCCACCGTCGTGATTGAGAACAGACAAGCCGTTGTAGACTTCTCTGTTTTCCCACATCCACTCTCCAACATCAGTCCATTCACTATCCTTGATAGAAATAGTGGCTGATACATTGTGGGTGTTCTGACCGTTTCTAGTTCCCGGCTTCACCCATTCTGTGCTAATCTTTGCTACTCGTTTGAGCAACTGAAGGGCACTCTCGGTTCGCATGATTGCTCCTTCTGGTGCCTTTTGCGGAACAGAGATCACTGCTGTATCGTGTGGTCTAAAGTACTCATCCTCAATCATATCTGGGTGGTACAGAGACAGGTAAGTATAGATTGCCTCGTTCTTTCCTACACGAAGACGACGGATGTAGTAATCATTGTGCCAAGCATGAATACCACTAGAAGTTCCAACAGTCAAAGAAGTTGTACCTGCTGGCTTGACTGTGGTTGTTCTGGCTGCTTTATTGATGC